AGATTCCATCGATTTATAAATTTGAACCGGGTAAGTATCATATCTATACATGCGGTGTAATTCCTGGTATTACTAATTCCAGAAAATGGACCTGGAGTAAAATGAAGGAATACGTAACTTCTGATATTGGATGTTTGAAGACTGTTACTTTCCTTACTTTTGATATGGACACTATGGAAGAAGAAACAACGAGTTTTGAAAGCATCTACGATATTCCTCTTTCAGCTTGTTTGTTTTCTAATAAAATGCAGGATAAGTTTAATTCTTATGTAAAAGACGACTATAACTTTGTCACAGCAAATTATTCGCCAATTCGTTTAAAGACAGAACGTGGTAATCCGCTCGATGTAATTAAAAAGGAACATCCGGATTTTGACCCAGCTTATTGGGACGCAAATTATACTTTTAACGAACATTATGACCGTGAAGAATATTTGTTGCATACAATGCAAGAAACAAAAATGATTGGAAGCATGACTGAAATGACATCGGCTCCGAATGATTATACTGTGAAGAATCTTACGTCTAAGACAGCAGCAATTATTATTGCATATCACATGGACCAGGCTGATGATATTGTTCCCGTAACATATACGGAACTTCATACATCTTTTGGAAATGTTGGAACTATTCGTATTGAATGGTCAAGAAATGGAATTATAACGGTTAAATAATGCATAGAGGATTTGGAACTATACTAAAACAGTATTTGGTTGGAAGCACAAGTGCAGAACAATCACAAACTGCCATTTTGATGGCATGTAATACCTATTTTAGTGAAGTATTTCAATCGCACATGACAGAACCGTGTTTCATGGTTTCCGGTGCTATTACGACTTATGCAGCAGGTACGACAGTTCCAGTTGTTGGTCCTTTGGGAACTGTAAATTCTTTCGCATTTAAGCCGATAAATCGTCGTGAATTAAATATCTTATTGCAGAAAAACTTCTTTTACATTGGATTAACAAAAGCCATTGAAAAAATGTTTTTTAAATCCGTTATCAGTATTGATATAAAGCCTATTGGTTCTACTTTTCCAAAGACAATCGTTTCTGGTCTTTTGAAACCTATTGCGCGATTTGATGAATTCGGTAAGGCATTTCAGGATTACATGGATAATACGAGACGTGCAACACTTGAAGAATGGTATGCTACGCTTGATATATTTTTCGAACAGGTGTGGACATTTATTGGTGCGGTAACTATTGATTATGTTGGTGTTCCTGTTCCTGAAGGAATGTTCAACGGGACTATTACATTTTCAGGCCTTTCTTTGACCGTATAAATAAGGTATGGCAAATACTGATATTTCCGCATATTCTTGGCTTTGTAATACGATGAAGAGTATTACCGCCCCTTTGAGTGAAGGCGGTAATATCGTCTGTGATAACGAAAAGGACACGGTTGATTCCGCAATAAACGACGCCTATGACCTTTATGGTTTAAAGTGTGTCTACTACCGAGTCACTGAAGATTTGAAGCGTGACAAGCTCTATGGTGAAGACCAGCTGCGTTATATACTACGTAGTTGGTACTTTAATGGTTATATACAGTCGCTTCCGTCTAATGTCAGAATTTACCAGCTTGAAGGTATTTGGGGTGATGATACTGTAAAGATGTTTGCAAGTATCGACGCATTCAATTATTTCTCTACATACGGCGGAGTAGATAAGAACACGCCTGAAGTATATGAACCGCAACCGCCTTCTATCGGTGATATAATTTATATCCCCGCAAACGATTATTTTTATGAAATTCGAGACGTAAAATACTATGAAGAGGCTTTCGGTTTGAAACCTCATACATATACGTTTACTTTGAAGGTTTATAAGGATAATAAATGGACAATTTCGGCCGATTCGCCAACATTGTCTGATAGAAATGACCCCATTTACCGGGTCGCGCCTTCGGCGCTTAATGCACAGTTTAACTACGAAGATCCATTGATGATTAACGACAACAATTTAGCTTCGGCATGGTCTGGAAAAGACCCGTATAATACGGATATGCATTATGAATATCCTAATCCGCAAGTCGAATATGACGACGAAAGACCGATGGACAACAATAAAAAATATTACGACCCGTTCCAGGGGTGGTAAAATTAGCCTTATATATAAACATAGAATATGTCAATCTTTTGTAAAAACTACCGGCAGGGTATTTTCTACCCTAAAAATCCTAGTAAATGTTTGAACGTTAACGGGGAGATTTCTGCTAGACCTCCTGAATATCGTTCAAGCTGGGAATACAAGCTCATGGAATGGTGTGACCTTCGTGAGCGTGTTTTGAAGTGGGGTAGTGAAATTCATAAGATTGAATATTATTCCGAGGTGGACGGTAAGATTCATAGGTATTTTATCGATTTTTACTATGAAATAAATACAATACACAACGGAATTAAAAAATATGCTATCGAGGTAAAACCTAATTGCCAGATAGCACGACTCGACGAGCACGGAAATGTCATCTATCCGGACCCGCCAAAAAAGAAAACTCAAAAATCGTTGATGCAATGGCAAGAACGTTGCAATGTTATAAGAGTTAATAACTGCAAGTGGCAGGCTGCACGAAAATGGTGTCAAGAAAACGGATATATTTTCGAAGTATTATCCGAAGAAGACGTGGGTTCCTGGGCTAGCCAAAGGAATGTTAATAAATGAGTGAAATGAACGTCGATGTATTCGATAGATTAGATGAAAAATTTGATATAAAAGAAGAAATTCAAAAAACTGAGGAAAAAACCAAAAAGGCTATTGTCGAAGTAAAGACTGGTATTGCTCAGCAGAAGTATAATCTTGAAGATAAGGAATATCTTAAAAACGAACTTCAGGATCTTATTTCAACGAATAGAATGGTTCTTGAGACGCTTGCCGGACAGATTAAGTTCGGATGCGACCTTGGACTTATTGCTAGCTTTGCCAATATTTCTAAGACTATTACCGAAAACCTTTCCGAACTTATCAAGCTTGAGAAACAGGTTACGGATTACCAAATCACAGAGTCTAATGAGAATATCAAGTTGGCTTCCATGGAACAGAAGGAACGAATTGCGAATAATCGCATGTCCTCTAAGGCCGGAAAGTTGCCGAATATGACGCAGACTAATAATATATTCTGTTCTAATTCGCGTGACGCATTAGACATGATTTTAAACAATAAACAAAAGCCCGAACTCGTTGAATCCGAGATGCCAGATTTTAAGTTTGAAGATGAAGGAGCAGAGGGATAAGGATGGTTTTTTCAGTGCATTATAAAATTTCACATAGAAACGAATTTTTAGAGAAGTATTTCTGTAAGATGTTTAAGAACTGTGTCGATGAAGATGTTGAAATCTCCAAGGACAGACTTACAGACCTCATGGAATTGATGGTTAATCTTATTTTAACCGAAAATAAGGCCGGTTTATATGACCTTTTAACGAAGAAAAATACCAAAACAGCTAGGATTTTCTTCAACTATTTGACATGCTCCAATATCCGATCTATAAATAAAGAGATAATCAAGGAACGTATTGAAGCAATTTATAAGTTCTAGGAAGGAAAATATGAGAGATTTAAAAGAAATTTTAGAAGAAACGGTTAGCCCGATTAATCTTTCATTCAGTACAGAATATAAGAAGTTTTTGACTGAAGCTGATGATTTCGGCGGTGATGACGCTGGCGGCGGTGATGACGCTGGTGACCCGTTTGCTGCAGATGACGCCGGTGGCGGAGATGATTTGGGCGGTGACGCTGGTGGTGATCCGTTTGGCAGTGATGCCGCAGGCGGTGCTGGCGGAGCTGGTGGTGCCGGTGGCGGTGCTGGTGGAGACGCTGGTGGCGAAGGCGGAGACGCTGGAGCCGAAGGTGAAACTGGTGACGATAAGAAGTCTCCTATTGATGATGGTTCTCATGAAGATGACCCAGACTTCACTCAGGGCCAGTCTGATTCCGACGATGTAACGTTGTCCAAGAATCCAGCGGGCAAGATGATGTATGATACTGAAAAGGTCATGCAGACTGTAATGTCCGTTATTCAGACTCTTAAGGATGACCAGCTTGTTGAAATCGAAAAGGTTAAGACTGCTATCGAATTGGTATTCAACGGTAAGAAGCTCAACGATGAAGATCTTGAATTCACCAACCTGAAGAATGCTATATTCTTGATTAAGAAAGTCGGAGCCAAACTTGATACCAAGCACAGACTCTACCTCTATCGTAAGATTAAGGAACCTCTCATCCAGAAGCGTGACCAGATTAAGCAAGATATTGCTGTTAAGAAGGGTCAACTTCAGAATGCCCGCGAAGTTCTCACTGCGATGGACGTCAAGTAAAAGTTCTGAAAGCGAAAATAAAAAAGAGGATTTTTCAATCCTCTTTTTTAATTATGTAAAAATTATTAAGCGAGCGAGTTATAGAACGTTACGATAGCCGAAGCAAGCTCGAGCGTACTGTAATCGCGGGACGTATAATTCTTAATATACTTGTTGAAAGCCATCGGACTGCACTTGGAAGAATCGTTGACAATGGATTCTTCACGGTCAATGCTTCCGTCCTTGGATTCGACAGTATTGATAATCTGTTCGCAAGCACCATGAATCTGCTTTTCCCAGGATTGAATCTGGTCGATAGCATCTTTCATACGCTTGGTCTGACTAATGGTATCGTCGAAACTTGTACCGATAGAATCGATAACTGATGTCGCAATATCAACCTGAGGCTTAATAGCGTCACGGATAATAGTACGAATATCCTTACCCTTTTCTGCGGCCTGTTCAACGTCCAGGTCGTTATCTTCGACAATAATCTTATAATCCTGAGTGGCATTATAAAGATGGTCGATAAGTTTTTCAAAATCTTCTGTTATCATTTAGAACCTCTGATATATTTATAGATTTCATTAATCAATGAGTCTGGTGAAACACCTGGAAACTGGTAGGATTCTTTCTTTTCCTGACCTTCGTTATTTTCCTGATTTTCCGAAGAGTCATCATTTTCATTGCCTTCGTAATGACCTTGACGCAATTTGGTATCTTCGGTCTGCTCTCCTTCTGTAAGTGCTTCCTTTGCAGGTTCCAAAATTGCCCATGCGGCAGCATAGTAAGCGAAGAGGTCAGAATGTTCGCGGTTCTTATCAGTACCTTCATTGAACATTGTGCAAATCTTCTTACAATCTGACTCATAGAGTTTTTTACGTATCTTTTTACCAATTTCAAGGCTATTTCCAACAATGTTTCGAGCCATGGAAATAATACCATTGCCTTCAGTACCAAGATGAATAGTAAGACCTTCATTTGCACGTGTGGCAAAGCTGTTAATTTTTTCATTGAATGCTTTAGGGTCAGTTACTTTGTATATTTCATCATTTGGATCTGCTGGAAGAATTTTATTCAGGTCAACTTCGTTGAGCTTCTGTTCGAAAGTTGTAATATTGTGTTTTACCTTTTCAAACTGTTGTTCTGGAGTTGCTTCCTTTTCATAAAGACTACGATAAACAGTACCAATAATTTGTTTTTTCGGAGGAATCATTACCTTTACAGATTCGTCTTCACGGTCACCTTGAGCTTGGTCTTCAAGCTGTGCAACAATGATAGAAGCTACTACCATGAGCTTATAAAGTTTACTCATGTAATTAAGGTTTTCAGATTCATTTAATGCTGCATAATACCAGTCACCGATTTCGCCTTTACCATAGACATTTTCAAGGAGTTCTGTAAGAACGCTGCTTAATCTGGAAAGTTCTTTTTGTCTTTTCTGATATTCGATTACCCACTTATCACTTTTACAGCTCTTTGCGAAATTATTAAGATCAGAAATCTGGCTCATCACATGCTTTACAAAATCTGTCTTAATAGCTTCTGCAAGTTTAGCTGCATTTTCTTCAGAAGAAACTTTTTTCTTTGCAGTTCCCTTGTGTTCCATAGCTGGGAATTTCTTGATGTCTTCAGAAATCTTAATC